TACTAAATTTAGAGTACGTAGTGTTCCCACTTTCGTAGCACTAGATATAGACGGCAACGTAATGGGAGTCTTAACTAACAGCCAGACAAAGGCATCTTTAACTAAATGGGTTGAGGGATTTTAATAATGGCAGTATTCACAAAGAAAGAGTATCTAAACAGTTTAAAGATTTTGCTAGGTCTGGATGAGGCAGATGTTCAAGATTTAAGTAAGTGTAAGGTATCTACTCTAGAACGAATATACGAGTACCATCAAGTTAATGCTTTGGCGTACCAGGAGCTTAGTAAATCAATGCAATTTTCCCTCTCCATGCGAAAATAAAATAGATTTGCATTAGTAGTGGTTAAATGGGTATAATATATTCTGAAAATTAGTAAATAAAACGATTTTCAAAAACAAATTAAAAATCAAAATTGAGGTGTTAAATATGTCTTGGACAGATGAATTAAAGCAAGAAGTTATCGAAGCCTATGAAAAGGCAGAACCTACCTCAGCAAACTCTACAGAAATTGTAAAAGAGTTGGCAGAGCGGTTCGAAAAAACCCCTAACGGTGTTAGAATGATCCTTACCAAGGCTGACGTGTATATTGCGAAAGGTTCTGGTACTGCAGCATCGGCCAAAGCATCTTCAGATGGTGGAGACAAGCCTAAGCGTGTGAATAAGGCTGACGCTATCAATAGCTTGGCCGCAGCTATTGAAGATGCAGGTTCGGAAGTTGATCGAGAAATTCTGGACAAGTTGACAGGCAAGGCTGCTATGTACTTTACCAGTGTAATGATTTCGATGCAAGCATCTGACTAAGGATTGGTACTATGGCAAAGCTGATTAAACTAAAAGTAGGCGAAGATTTATCAGAGGCCAATGTATTAAAGACTATAAAGTCTTTAGAAGATGGATGTACAAAAAAAGTAGCATGCGAAATGCTTGGTATAGCTTATAATACCAAGCGTCTTCAAACTATCATTGAAAATTTAGTAGATCGCTTAGCCTATGAGAAGTCTCAGAAAGCTAAGCGGCGTGGTACTCCAGTAGGGGACTCAGAAGCTGCCTCAATGATAGAAGATTATCTAACAAATGGTTCTATGGATCAAATAGCTAAAACTCACTTTCGCAGTCTTAATGTTGTGAAGGAAGTTTTGAGTCGTAATGGGGCACTACTAAAAACGCCAGCTACAAATTACTTTGACCCAATTCTATTACCTGATATGTGCGTTAGTACATCGTTTGAAAACGGAGAGTTAGTCTGGAGTGCTAGATATAACTGCGCTGCGGAAATTATTAAAAAACATGCTGATGATGTATATCAAATTTGGCTACTAGGAACTAATAATCAATTTGCGTACCAACCTACAGAGGAGCTTGGAAGTTTAAAACACTTAGCCAAGTTAGGAGTAAGAGTTGATCGCATTGTAAGGGAGTAATATATGGATCGTTCAAGATTTCTTAAGTTGATGGAAGAATATGGAGACGCACAGGTATTTATTAAGGGTCCTGTGTCTCAAAAAGTTAAATATAATATCCTTACCACTGACTTAAATAACAGTCACATAAAAACTCGATCTAACGGACGTGTTCAGAAAGTTATTGAAGATCGTATTTTAACTTTTGCGTGGGACCAAGATGACTTTAGACAAATTGATCCCTCTAACGTAGTTAAGGTAGTTCCTTTAAATGAAGTTGTAAACCGAAGTTATGGACGGGGATAGTGGAGATATAGTTCTAGATGAACTTATCTGTGACGTACCTGAAAAGTACTTCCAATGGAGGATGACAGTTAATAAGTTCAGAGAAAGAGAGTATCTCCATCTTAGAAAGTATTTTCTGTCCTTTGAAGGCGAATATATCCCATCCAGGGAAGGCGCTTGTATAGAAGTAGATATACAACGACTTGCAAACATATTCTCAGCACTAACAAAGCTACTCTCTGATGCAGAAGCATTGGAGTCAGTACTAGGACATATTGATGATGAAACAGCAAAACGATTACTTACTAGACTTACAAAAGAAGGCTAATTTATCTTATGATAGAGGTTTTCCTATAATGGACGACTCTACTTATGATGCTTTATTTGGCGATACTGGAGGTATTGGTGCTCCAACAGGAGATATCCCACATACTATTCCCATGTATTCACTACAAAAGCATTATAAGGAAGATGGAGAGCCTCCATTCCCTAATAATGGTAATCTAGTCGAAACTCCGAAACTAGATGGAGCAGCTGTTAGCCTTTTGTATAAGTCGGGCGTATTAGTGCAAGCACTAACTCGTGGAGATGGGAAGCTAGGAAGGTCGATTATTGATAAAGCTATAGCTTTAGATTCAGTAGTTACTCAATTAATGATGCCGTACGACTGTCAGATAATTGGTGAAATGGTTGCTTCTAAAAACGTATCTAACTCTAGAAATGCTGCGTCAGGCTCTTTAGGATTGAAAAATCTGGAAGAGTTCCAGGCTAGGGCCGAGGAGATAGACCTTACCTTTGTGGCTTACGGAGTGTCCTTCCTAGATGGTCAATCTGTAGAGGACAACTTAAAATCAAACTACGCTGCGGATTTAGATATGCTACAAGACGAAGGGTTTCTTACAGTAATGTCAGAAGATCCGATACTTAGTATATTTCCTACTGACGGCAAGGTTCTGCGAGTTAATAATAACAGAATGTTTGCAAATATGGGATACACAGCAAAACACCCAAGAGGCGCTTACGCTAGCAAACAAAAACAAAAACCTGTTAGTACCATGCTGTTAGGCGTATCATGGCAGACAGGAAAATCTGGCAAAGTAACCCCAGTAGCTATCCTAGAACCTATAGTGATAGGCGAGGCTACTATAAGTAGAGCCACTTTAAATAACATGGCATATATCGAAGGCCTAGGCCTAGAGATAGGCTGTCTAGTAGAGGTTATAAGAAGTGGAGAAATTATTCCCTGTATCGTTGGTAGAGCAGATTAAAATAGTTTTGACATTTACTTGGTTATTTTGATATACTATATTCATAATTTGAAATGGAAGAATTTTTGAAAATTATAGCCCCAACATATTGTCCCTCGTGCAACTCTCCCTTAGAGCTTGTAAATGATCAACTGTTTTGTAGAAATAAACTATGCTCTGCCCGAGCCGGTAAACAGTTAGAACACTACTGCAAGACTATGAAGATAAAAGGCATGGGGCCTAAGACAATCGAGAAATTAGGAATTTCCTCTATCCCAGAGTTATATGAGCTGTCTATTGATGACATTCAAGACGCTGTGGGTGATAAGGTAGGAACTAAGCTCTATGATGAAATAGAAAGATCAAAAATAAAGGACTTCCCCACCTTCCTAGCAGCTTTCAGTATACCGCTCATAGGTACTACAGCTGCTTTCAAACTAGGAGCTATTATAAGTGATATAGGAAGTATCACTCCAGATACAATGAAGGAAGCAGGGTTAGGTGATAAGGCTAGAGCTAATCTATGGGAATGGATTGAGCAAATATGGTACATCGAAAAATACAGAGAAATACCAGTAACTCAAATATCCCATGTTAGTGAGTCAGAAGAAACACCCAATGTACTATCTGGAACAAGCTGCGTATCGGTTGTTATAACTGGAAAGTTAAACGACTTTAAAAATCGTACAGAGGCGCAAGACCATTTAAAAAGTCTTGGCTTTCAAGTACGTGGGTCAGTAAATAAAACCACTGATTACCTAATTGATGAAGAGGGTAGACACTCGTCATCTAGAACCAAGGCCGAGAGTCTTGGTATCAAGATTTTAACAATAAATGAACTAACCAACTTATATACAACAAAGACAATTAAGGAATCTAAATAATAATGACTACTAAAACTTGGAATGACGAGCGCACTGCAACCCTTACTTCTATCGCTGGATCAGCTGAAATTGAAGTTTCACAGACTCTCGTACGTGCTGCTGCTGAACAGCTAGATGTTACCCCACGAAGCGTTGGTGCTAAGCTGCGAAAGATGGGCTATTCTGTAGAGAAAGCCTCTGATGCTGCTAAAAGCAAGTGGCCTGAAGCAGAAGAAGCTGGCTTGCGTGAATTGCTAAACCAAAATGATGGTGAAATGACTTACGCTGAAATTGCTGCTGCTTTTGGTAATGGACAATACAGTGCAAAAGCGATTCAAGGTAAGGTTCTATCTATGGAACTTACTGGAATGGTTAAGAAGACTGAGCCTCAAGAAGTTAAGCGCACTTACACTGAAGCAGAAGAAGCTACTTTCCTAGCTATGGCTGCTGCCGGTGAAGCGATTGAAGATATTGCTACAGCACTTAACAAGTCTATCCCTTCTGTACGTGGTAAGGCTTTGAGCATGTCTCGTCAGGTAGAAGGCTTTGTAACTCCTAAGCAACGTGATTCTCACGCTACCCAGAAAGTAGACCCAGTAGCATCTATCGACGCTAGTGAGTTGGCTAAAATGTCTGTAGCTGATATCGCAGAGCGTATCGGCAAGTCTGAGCGAGGTGTTAAAACCATTCTTACTCGCCGAGGACTCGTAGCATCTGACTATGATGGCGCTAAAAAAGCAGCTAAAAACGCTGACAAGAAAACATCATAAACTCAGTTAATTAACTGACAGAATGGGAGTGCCAGGAAACTGGTGCTCCCTTTTGTGTATTTGGAGGGTGCGAACCTTGAAAGTAAAGATAGAATACAACGATACGACTTCCGTTGCTCCTGAGGAGATTGTAGAGGAAGCAAAACGTATGTATGGAGAGTCTGTTTCAATTAGTATTTTACCTGATTCGGACGACCCATTTAATTTACTGTACTTCGCTATACAGTCTCATATAACAATGAGACAAGTACACAGCTACTATGACGACGGAATTTTGTACGAAGAAAAACTAAAAATTCTAAGAAGGGATGTATTATCTCTAGTAGACGAGGTATTTGATGTTGTAGTGTCGGACAACGAAGATAAATTGATTTAATATGGTAAATATAGAAGGCATTGTACTTTACAAACTGCTAGAATTGGGCAGCTTATCTGCTCTTGCGGATTTGAAGTCTTGCTTCTTTTCTGGTGCATATAGTCCTATATACAGAACGGTTAAATCGTTCTATACTAAGCACGGAAGAATACCGAGCTTCGAAGATTTGAAACTAACATTAAGGGATGCTAGATTACTTAACTCTGTACACGCCTTGGAATCTCTTGAAGTTCCAGACGTAGAGTTAGATTTAGCCGTTAGTGCATTAATTGACCAGTACGCTCAAGTAGAGACTTTAACACTGTTAGATACTTTCGTTGATAGTATCTCAATACTAGATGTTAATGAGATAAAGGAAAGTTTAGGAACAATCCTACTAGAGTTAGACAGTCAGCTTAACACAGATGAACTTATTGTAACCTCAGATCAATTATCCGTATTTAAAAGACCCGAAGATTCTAGCAAGTCAAGGGTACCAAGTGGTATTAGTAATTTTTATGATTCTTTTGTTGGTGGTTTTTACGACGAGGAATTGATATTACTTGGAGGTAAGAGGGGTGCAGGTAAATCTATTGTTTGTGCTAATATCTCGGCAGCGCACTATGAAATGGGGATGATTACTCCTTACTTCACTATTGAAATGACAAGCGATGAAACCTTTGATCGTATCATGTCAATACTGGCTGAAGTTCCCTATGACCATTTAAGAAAGAACACATTAGCCGAAGATGAGGTAAACAGGTTAGCTAAAGCTAGAAGTGGTATGTTTATCGAGGGTGATAAACACTACAATAGCTTCCTGGAACATAATGACAGATTTAAGCTTGAGAAAGAATTAAAAGAGCAGGACTCGTTGAGACCAGAAGCTCAGATAGTGATTGTAGACGATAGAGAGTTGTCAATAACTCAGATTGATTTAAGCCTACAAAAACTTAAAGCACAGCATGGTAATAAGATAAAAACAGTAGTTATCGACTACTTAAACCAGATAACTTTGGGTGGAAACCCAGACTCTATGTATGACTGGAAAGACCAGGTCACAATCAGTAAGCAGTTGAAAAACTTAGCGAGAAAGTACAAAATTAGTATAGTATCACCTTACCAAATTGATGATAATGGTGTCGCTAGATTCGCTAAGGGCATTCAGGACGCTTGTGACGTATCTATAGTACTAGATGCTAAGAGAGTTCCAGGAAGTATATCTTTCAAATGTGATAAAGCACGAAACTCTAGTGACGAATTTAAGTTCAGAACAGAGATAACTTGGGAGAATCTAAGAATAGACCCGATGGAAGTAGCTTACGATGTGGAGTCTCCAGACTCTGAGGCAGACGAAAACGACGACCCTAAAGCATCCTTTATGAAAAGTAAGGGGCGTATTGGTGGTGGAGGCGAGTTATGAATGTAGAAGAAATATTAACTGATAAAGGTATACCATTCAGACCCGCAGGTAAAGATGTTTTAATCCACTGCCTAAATCCTGAGCATGATGATTCATCACCATCTACTAGAGTTCATAGAATTTCAGGTATGTTTCACTGCTTTTCTTGTGGACACAAAGGCAACGTATACGATTTCTTTAATGAATTGAGAGACTTCAAAACTGAGAAAGTCTTTCATCTAAGAAAGAAGATACGTGCATTGTTAGCGGGTACTAAAGGGTTGGAGATACCGTCAGGGTCACTGCCTTTTAATAGAGATTACAGAAGTATAAAAGCTTCAACTTTCAGGAGTGTAGATGCTTTTACTTCTTCTGATTTTGAGGATAGAATAGTATTTCCTATTCGGGATGTGTCAGGTAAGATCGTAGCATTTTGTGCTAGACACTTACATTCGGGTGCATCTCCAAAATACATAATAAGCCCTTCAGAGGTTAAGCTGCCTATATACCCATCAAATCTAAAACCTCATAAAGGTTCTGTTATTTTAGTAGAGGGTATATTTGACGCTATAAACTTACGAGATAAAGGATTAGATAACGTGGGTTGCTTATTTGGTACTAGAACATTATCATACGATAATGCTGAGGACCGCTTGATGCCCTTAGTTCTGGCAGGGACTAAGTTGGTGTACATAATGTTAGACGGCGATGCTGCAGGTATAGCTGCTGCAAAAGATATAAAAAAGATAATAACCGCGAAAACAAGATTAGTTGTTGAAATACTAGAAATGGCTGAGGGAACTGACCCTGGAGAGTTTGACCAGGATACAGTTGACAGCATTATACATGAGTTATATAAAAAGGAAACTAAATGACCCCTACTACCCCACACACAATGTTCCAGACACAGGTAGAAGTAGCAAACCATTACAGATTGTTCATAGATACTTTAGTACAAGAAGGTGCACAATTACATGAAATATTAGACACTCTTCACTCTGCCAGCGACCTAGACACGTTAGAGTTACGTATAAACTCTGGTGGTGGTTATGTTAGTCACGGTCAACAACTTATAAACGTTATGACAGATAGATTTAAAGACAGATCCCTTACTGTTATAGACGCAGAAGCGTGTAGTATGGCAGCGTTGTTATTCATGGCAGGCTCTACAAGAGTTATTTATCCGCACAGTATACTAATGGTTCATGATGTATCCATGTATTTAGCAGGTAAATCTAATGAAACTGCTAGAAGAATGAAAGTTGAAGTTCCGGCACTTAAGGAGTATTTTAGAAACCTATTTAAAGATGTTATGAGCGAAGATGATATTGAAAAAGTCTTTGATGGTACGGACCTATGGTTTGGTGCTGAAAAGATGTGCGTTAACGGAATGGCAGACTTTGTTCTAGATTCTGGAAGTAGGCTTACCGCTAAGGAATACTTATTTAAAATAAATCCAGAAAAGTACCCAAAAGATAAAGACGTAGCTGTAGAAGATTCTGACAGTGGGCCTGAGGAGGGTTAATGATAAAAATAGCATTAGTAGATAAATGTCCGGGAAATACTGACTACGGTAGACATATGCAATTCCTGACAGATTCTAACAAATACAAAGTAGAATTACTACATCTATGCTCTACCGCGACTAAAAAAGTTTTAAAGAAGGATGTGGACTTATCTGTAGACTTTGATAATTATGACTTTGTAATACTTATTGGCTCAGAGGCTACTAAGCAGTATACAGGTCTAACTAACGTAATGTCTTACGCAGGACACTTAATCGAAGAAAAATTCATTCCAATGATAAACCCAGCAATGCTAACTTTTAAGCCAGAAGCTAGAAAGGGTTTTGAAGCTGCTGTAACAAAGGCTGCTAGATATATAAGTGGTGAATTTAGGGCTCCAACTAAGGGAGACTACGTAGGTATAGAAACAGAGCAGGAAGCAATTAGATACTTGAACAGAATATTAAAAGATCCTTCTATTCAAGTAGTAGCGATGGACTCAGAAACATCCTCATTATACGCAAGAGAGGGCTACGTATTGGGCGTTTCCCTATCTCATAGAATCGAGCAAGGCGTATACATAGCAGCAGATGTACTATCTGAACGAGTACTAGAACTAATGCAGAAAGTACTTGACACCAGAACTATTGTAATGCAAAATGCTAAGTTCGATATTAAGTGGCTAGAGTATCACCTAGAGTTGAAATATCCTAAAGTAGTTCATGACACTATGATGTTACACTATCTACTTGACGAGACTCAAGGAACTCACGGACTGAAGGCACTAGCGCTACGCTACACAAACCTTGGGGATTACGCTAAGCCTTTAGAGGATTTTAGGAAGTCATATTGCTCCTCAAAAGGAATTAAGCAAGATGAATTCTCCTATGCCTATATTCCTTTTGACATTATGTACCCATATGCCGCTATGGATACTGCCGCTACATTAGAACTATTTAACAAGTTCTTTCCGTTAGTAGATACCAATGAAAACCTGAAAGGTGTATATAATAAGATTATGTTACCTGGTATGCGTTTTCTAAATGATATAGAAGAAAACGGTGTTCCCTTTTCTAGGGGAAGGCTAGAGGCTGCATCTGTTCTTATGGCGGAGGAACTTCTAGTACTAAAAGAATCACTCTATAACTATCCTGAAATACACGCATTTGAGAAAGTGCAGGGAAAGATATTCAACCCGAATTCAACACTACAGCTGAGAGGTTTACTGTTCGATGTGCTAGGTCTTAAAAAGACTGGTAAAAAGACTGGGACAGGAGCAGACTCTACTGATGCGGAAGTATTGAAGGAACTGTCAGAGCAACACCCTATACCAGCACTTATACTTAACATACGACAGCACTCAAAGATACGTAATACTTATCTTGAGAAGATTGTTCCAGCGTTGGATAGGGACAGTAGACTGAGAACGGGATTTAACCTAACATCAACAACGTCAGGCAGATTGTCCTCTAGTGGAAAACTGAATATGCAACAGCTTCCACGTGATAATAAGATTGTAAAAGCATGTATCAAAGCGCGACCAGGGTACAAGATTGTATCACAGGATCTTGGAACGGCAGAGATGTATTATGCTGCTGTAGTATCCGGAGATAAGAAACTTCAATCAATCTTTGTTGATGGTGGTGACTTCCACTCTGCAATCGCTAAGATGGTATTCAACCTACCATGCGAGATATCAGAGGTTAAGAAATTATACCCATCTGAAAGACAAGCTGCAAAAGCCGTATCTTTTGGTATTATGTATGGTTCCGGTGCACAGAGTGTTGCGGATACAGTTAGTGCTTTTAATATGGAACAGCATATTAACTATGGTGTACCATATAAGTCATTCACTAAGTCAGACGCAGAAGACGCTATCGAAACGTACTTTAACACGTATAGTAGACTTAAGAAGTGGCTAGATAGTTCTAAAGAGCATATCAAAACTCACGGATTCATTTATTCAGTTCTAGGTAGAAAGCGTAGATTGCCTAACGTATTCTCTAGCGATAGAGGCATAGCTGGTGGTGCTGTTAGATCTGGTGTAAACTTTCTTGTGCAGTCTGTAGCCTCCGATATAAACTTGATGGCAGCTATAGACTTACATGACTATGTTAACGAGAAATCACTAGATGTGAAGATATTCGCGCTAGTACATGACTCTATACTATGTGAGGTACGAGAAGATTTAGTAGACGATTTTATAGAGACTATGAAGGAAATAACTCAACTAGATCGTGGACTGTCTATTCCAGGTGCCCCTATAAGCGTTGATGCTGAGATAGGTTATGACTATTCTTTCTTGAGTCCGGAAGACTTAGAAAGCAAGTTCCCAACATTAGCGTGCGCATAGCTACTAAACTTAAGTATCCTGTATTTGTTATCAAAGCCAAAAAAGTAAAAGTTTATAAAGAGAACAACAAGGTGTACATAGAGACACCTTTCGAGAAATACCTTCTAGACGATAGAAGTCTAGAAGGTTCTTTTGGAAATAGACGGATACAGATGCTAAGTGTACTAAAAGAGAGAAAGTCCAAGGGATATGAGTATCTACGTCTTTACCCTTTGAAGGCTGTTATATATACTGAGGAACAGCTTATAGCTAACCTTATAAAATACAGACATATAGTAGACAGTGACGGAAAATATTTTAACCACGCGCCAACGACCTTTTATAAAGTTAAATATAAAAAAGTGTTACGTGTGATATTAAAAGATGATGGATCTTGTATGTTAATGGTGGAAGGGATTAACACTCCGTTCTTGTTGAAAAAGCATTTACCTAGCAACGTAGGTGTTATATACGCAGGTATAATAGACATACCTGGTAGACCTATACTACTAGAGATAGTAGATGCAAAAAAGAAAACAACTAGAAGGAAGTTATGAGCAATGCAATAATATCCGATAGGATATACATAAAAGTAACCCCAGATCAAAAAGAGATTATAGAACAGTCACTTACTTATGTTCTGTACAGGTTTAATAGAGGTAGTCAAAAACCGATAACACTCCATAACTTTATGAGTATACGTGATGACATAATATCTATACCATCCGGTAGGTTGGACTTAGTTCCAGAAGGCATGGAAATTATTGATAAGAGGGTTAGTACTGAAGTAGAGTTTCCAGAGTTTAAGTTTACTCTAAGAGAATCTCAGCAACGTATATACGAAGCTGTTGACAGTAGCTGTATAATAAATGCTGCCCCTAGTTGGGGAAAGACATTCACCGCTATAGCTATAGCAGCGAAGTTGAAGAGAAAGACTCTAATAGTTACACATACCCTTGGTATACGGGATATGTGGGAGAAAGAAATAAAGAAAACCTTGGGAATAACCCCGGGCATTATAGGATCTAGCAAGTTTAACATAGAACCTATAATAGTAGTAGGAAACATACAGACATTAGTAAAGCATAGTGCTAAACTGTCGAAGGAATTCGGAACTATAATATTAGACGAGTGTCACCATGCACCTGCTAGTACATTTACTGCTATAATTAATCAGAGCAAGGCTCAGTACAAAATTGGTTTATCGGGAACTCTTGACAGAAAGGACGGGATGCATGTTGTTCTCCCAGATTACTTTACAAGAACTCTATTCAGACCTCCAAGAGAGAATATGATGCTCCCAGAGATACTTAGAATTCCGTTACATAATGTGCGCTTCCAAGATAACAGCGAAGTTCCTTGGGCTCACAGAGTTAATGACTTACTAAGAAATAAAGACTTCTTTAATATAGTTATAACTGCGGTACACGCTCAAAACCTGAAAGGACACAAAGTTTTAATAGTGTGTGATAGAGTGCAGTTTCTAAAAGACTGTCAAGAAATATTTGAAGATAATTCTGTTCTTATAACGGGAGAGGTAAAAGACCCTGTAGAACGTGAGAGGCTTCTTAAATTAGTACGTACAGGCAAAGCAGACAATGTGTTTGCTACAACGTCTATATTCTCAGAAGGTATTTCAGAAAATGTACTATCTAGCTTAATCCTTACTACCCCTATAAACAACGATTCCTTGTTAGAACAGTTGATTGGAAGAATAGTTCGTGTTGTTGACGGAAAATTGACACCGCAAGTAATTGACTTTATACCTAGAGGCGCTACAGCGTCACGGCAAGCTAACTTGCGCAGGGGTTTATATATTAAGAAAGGTTATAGTATACAGGACATGCCACCTGTGGAAAATGATATTGACAAAGACCTTGGTAATTTGATATAATATGTTTTGTGATTTTTGGAGATTATATGATAGTTGATAATGAAGAGCCGCTTGGAGTATCTATGAATATAGATGTTGAGCCGTTACTATTTCAGGCAAGTTGGGAAGGCAGAAGAAACTTTGAGGTAGTAGATAATTACTATGACTACAAAGTAGGGGATTTACTAGCCCTTAAAGAAACTAGACTACCGCTAAGGGAGTATGAAGCTGAAGACAAGCCGGTAACTTACACAGGCAGACGCAGGTACGTTACTATCACTCATATTATGAATCTTGCGGACTACTATAGGAATACAGACTTATTGGTGTTGTCTGTAAAGCCTTGGTAGTGCAAGTAACTAGATTTGATCTTAACCAACTTGTTAGGCACTATGGAAGTAAAGACATAAGAAGTATTGTTAAACATATAGAAGAATTCAGAGGTCCAAGTTATATACTTGACCTATGGAACTTGAAGGCTCAAGTAAAAAAGCCCAAGTGTACGGGTTACCACTTGTTAAACTACATAGTTTTAGCCAGCTTTAGGAGTTATGAGTCGTTTTTAAATAGCGGTGATAACACCCTACTGGTTGACTTTTGCCCACTTACTAAACAGGATATAGTAAATAATCCTTATATAAATAGGTACGGTAATAAAATTCATTTTTTACTGGAACCAGACCCTGCTGAGCTTAAGCGCAAGCAGTTAAAAAGAGACTAATAATATGGCACTATCATTTAAAAACTTAAACGGTTCCGCAAAGAAAGGCGGATCTTACATGAAACTAGAAGAAGGTGAGAACTCATTCAGAATGGTGGGCAACATCCTTCCTCGTTACTTGTACTGGGTTACCAACGCTGAGAATAAGCAGCTGCCTTTCGAGTGCTTAGGATTTGACCGACAGAAAGAGAAGTTCACTAATATAGAAAAGGATTGGGTACAGGCAACTGTAAAAGATCCTAAAACTGGTGAACCTGTCAAATGTGGTTGGGCTTACGTTGTTCAGGTTATTAACCGAAAAACTGGAAAGCTTGAAATTTTAAACCTTAAAAAGAAAATGTTTGAGTCGTTGATTTCATACTGCCAAGAAATTGAATCTGACCCAACTGATCAAGAGACCGGTTTTGATATAATCTTAGAGCGTAAAAAGACTGGTGCTTTCGCATACAATGTTGAGTACATTCTAAAAATACCAACAATGATGAAGCATGGCTCCTCTGCACTCAGCCCGGAAGATTTGGAATTGATTAAAGATATGAAGCCAATCGAGGAAGTCGTCCCTAGACCTACTCCAGAAGAGCAGAAAGCTGCTTTAGATGCATTCCTAAGCGGCAAAAAAGAATCAGACGATAACGGCGCAGAAACTGATAGTCAGAATGAAGCCGTAAATGAGCTAGACGCTCTCTAGCAATATTGTAAAGGAGCCTTGTGCTCCTTTTTTTTTATTAAGAGGACTTAAATGACTGAATTAAAAAGCTTGGATGCGCTAGAGGCTGAGAATATACTTAAAATAGTAGAATCAATGTCTAAAGTTGATCAAGAAACCTTCCAGAAAGTAGTAACTTCTCAGTTGAGAATGATCTCAGGGGAGCAATCTCAAAGCACTAGACTTGTTAAAGGTCTTGCTGTAATGTACTCTGCGGCAGCGTTCAAGGACACTTTAGCTTCCACCATATCGAAAAGAAACGAAGAATTATGAGGACGTAATTATGAAACTACACATTATTGAGTTAAGTAGTATTAATTCAACTGAAAGTTTTGGTGCTGACTTCTGGAATAGAAAACCAGTAGGTATATACATATTTGACTTTGGGGTTTACAATAGACCTAACCCAGATTCATGGACTACAGCATTTCATGTTGATAAATCACTTGTACCAGTGTATGCGGAACATTTAAATAAAGAGGTAATGCAAAAATTTATTGATACCTTTGATGTTGAATCAAACGCTGAGTCTGCACAGGATAGACTAGAGGATGCTGTTAAAGAAGTTGAAACTAGATATAGAGCAGCTTTCGCGCAAGAATTAGAAACTCTAAGACTGAACTCTGATAACGAAATTAAAGCTGCTAGGAACGGAAGTAAAGGCATATCTGAAGATGCCCTAATAAAGGCTTTAGCAGTTTCCAAAAATCCAGACCTAGTGAAGTTCTTATTCAGTAACGAAGACTAATGAAGATATTATTTATAGCAGACCATCATATAAAGCTTGGTCAAAAGAACGTACCTAAAGAGTGGGCTAGAAATAGATTTAATCTTTTGTGGGAGACGGTTAGAGACATAGCGGAGAGTAAAAATGTTGATGCTATCATACACGGTGGAGACATTTTTGATAGAGTACCTACCCCAGAAGAAGTAGGGATAATGCTAGAAATGTTTAAGGTTCTCAGAGGAGACTGGGTTAATATAGTATACCCTGGAAACCACGAAGCTACATCTAAGTACAAATCCTTCTGGGAAGAGTTTCAACCACTAAAGCATGAGAAGATTGAAATAATCTCAGAATTTAAAGAAATTGAAGACGGTGTATTTGTACTACCGTACACTGATTTAAAGAAGAAGGACTGGCACAATAAATCTGGTAAAATACTGTTTACGCATGTCAGGGGTGAAATACCTCCACACGTTACTGCAGAAATAAACCTTGATTTGTTTAAACCGTGGAACATAGTATATTCAGGAGATTTACATGCACATTCAAACTCTCAAAGAAACATTGTATACCCCGGCAGTCCGGTCACTACTTCTTTTCATAGAAGAGAAACTTCTGGCGATAACGGTGTTATTTTCATTGATACTAATGTCAACGACGGGGCTACTTATGAGTTTATCGAGCTTAAGCTACCCCAGCTTCTTCGACTCACAGTTACAGATCCAGCTGACATGGTTAGAACTGGTTTCCACCACACTGTGTATGAGCTATTGGGAGACGCTGTTGAATTATCGAACGTCGAGGCAAACGACTTACTAGATAAGAAAATAATTCAGAGAGAAGTCTCAGCTAGAATGGAATCTACTGTTCTAACTGAGGAAGAAGAACTATCATGGTACTTAGGTGAAGTAGAGGGTTTAGAGTCCGATACTATTAAAAGTATAATGAATGAGTACGCTAATTTATTTAGGGGGACAGACACCCATGACTAGGTATTATGCATGTTAACACTTAAAACTTTGTATTGGAGTGACTGTTTTTCCTATGGAGCGGATAATGAGTTAAGTCTTGATAAGTCTAGAGTAACACAGCTTGTAGGTAAAAACGGGCATGGCAAGTCTAGTATACCTCTAATAATTCAAGAGTTACTTTATAACAAAAATAGTAAGTCTATTAAAAAATCTGATATACCAAATAGGCACGTAGATTCTAATACCTACAGCGCTGCGTTGGACTTCGAATTAAATGGATCTGAGTACTTTTTTAGTATTGTTCGTAAAGGCGTGGCAACTAAAACTGAGTTACTTAAGGACGGAGTAGATATTGGTTCACACACTGCTAGTGCTACGTATAAGCAGGTGTCAGACTTGCTAGGAATGGATTTTTCTACCTTTGGACAATTAGTCTATCAGAGTTCTAACTCATCCCTCGAGTTCCTTACCGCAACTGATACTCAAAGAAAGAAATTTTTAATATCACTTCTAAACCTTGGCGAGTATACTGCCAAAGAAAAAATTATAAAAGCCGAACTTTCTGAATTAAAGGTTGAACTGGCTGTTGTTGAATCTTCAGTAAAAACCATTGAGAACTGGTTAACTAAGTATAACTTGGATTCACTTGAAGAACAGACAAAAAAGGAAATTCCACCTGAGCCTCAAAATTTAAGAGACGAATTAGCGAAAGTAAAGAATAACCTTAACAACTTGTCTTATGATAATAAAAAGATTAAGGATAACTTAGTTAATAAGAAAAAGGCTGAGGACGCAGGCTTTACAGCAGGATTGCTAATGGATGCTAAACCTCCCGAGGAAGACATAGCGACACTAACAGAAAATAAGGGTAAGGCATCTAGTATAAAGTCAACGGCTTTGGCGCAAAGGCTTAAAATGGAGAAGCTAGGAGATAAGTGCCCAACTTGTGAGTCTACTATAGATAGGTCTAGAGTTGTGACAATTATAAATAGCCAAGCACAGTTAGAAAAGGCAGCGGCGGATAAGCTTAAAGAATTGGATGTTAGAATTACAGAAGCTAGAAACGCACAATTAGAGTACGCCTCTAAACTCCGTCACGAGAAGGAGCATAAGATGTACTCTGAGCTAGTAGATCCTAGTCTTCCGACTGAATTGATAGATATATATGACTTGGAAGATAATTTTAATAAATTGACTAAGCAGATTAAAGATGCAGAGAATGCTATAAATCTTATTAGAGCAGCTAACTCCAAAGTTGATCAACATAATGAGAAAATAAAGCTAATAACTCAACAGACAGATGACCACTTAGAGGAACTAGGTGTTAAAGCTGCAACTATGCGTGCTTTGGAAGTTAGGGTATCACACTTGGACGTTTTAAAGAGGGCTTTTGGAACTATGGGGCTTGTAGCATTTAAAATTGAATCTATGGTCAAAGACTTAGAAAGTTTGATTAACCAGTACTTAGTCGATATGTCTGATGGAAGATTTAACATAGCATTCATTGTAACTGAGAGTAAGCTAAACGTAGATCTATTAGATAGTGGGGTTCCGATTAGTATTTCAGCGTTGTCAAGTGGGGAACTAGCTAGGGTTAACATAGCTACATTACTGGCTATACGTAAGCTTATGAACAGTTTAAATAATAATAAACTGAATCTTCTATTCTTAGACGAAGTTACTACTGTTCTGGACGATGAAGGGAAGGAACGTTTAGTAGAGGTTCTATCAAAGGAAACAGATATTAACGCTTTCATAGTAAGCCATGGCTGGCAACATCCTTTAGTAGATAAAGTAGAAGTAATCAAAGAAAATGACATATCGAGGATTGAATGGTAGATTCCAGAAATAAAGGTGCGAGAGCGGAGTATGATGTACGTGATTCTCTAAGGGATCGTACATCTTTAAAATGGGAGAGAGTTCCTGGGTCTGGGGGACTTAATTCGGTTCATGGACTGAAGGGTGATGTGTATGTACCTGGTATGAATATCAGGTATTGTGTGGAAGTTAAGCACTACAAAGATGATACAATAAACCACCTATTGATAAAGAATCCAGATAATACTTTTGCTAAGTTTTGGGCACAGACAGTTAGAGAATCTGAACAAGTAGATAAGGAACCTCTATTAGTGTTTAAGAAAGATAGAGGTCATTGGATGGTAGCTACTAGAGAGGCAGAAGCCATACTACCAGAACTTATTTATATAAATGAATTTAGAGAAAACAAACACTTAGATCCAATAATTGACGAAGTTAGAATATACTCGTTTAATGATTGGCTTAATACTAAAGATCAGGGAGATTTTTTATGAAGGGCATATTTGAGTTAGATGCCGCGCTACCTACAGCAGGGAATAACTTATTAGTAGTTGATGCTCTTAACTTATCTTTTAGGTACAAACATAAGAGACAAAAGGACTTTGCAGCAGACTTTGTACGTTCTGTAGAGAGCTTCGCTAAATCATACGAATGCGGTAAAGTTATAATTGCCGCAGATAAGGGTAAGTCCTCCTATAGACGGGCTATATTCCCAGAGTACAAAGGAAACAGAGAGGCTAAGTACGCAACACAAACTGAGGAAGAAAAGCAAGAGTTCGCAGAGTTTTTAAATAGTTATGAGGATGCCCTTAAGCTGGCGGAAATTAGATTCCCACTTCTAAGGTTTCAAGGTGTAGAGGCTGATGACATTATAGCAGTAGTTGCTAAAGAACTGCCCGCAAAGTTTGACAAATTGTGGATAATCTCAACTGACAAAGACTTTGACCAGTTAATAAACGAAAAGGTAAACAGGTTCTGTTACTATACTAGGAAAGAGATTAGACTAGATAACTTTGCGGATAAATATGACTGTGCTCCGGCTGACTACATATCTAGGAAGGTATTGGAGGGAGACTCTGGGGATAATGTTCCGGGTATTGCTCTAGTGGGGGCTAAAAGAGGGGCAGCGTTACTTAGACAGTATGGCACTGCTTTTGATATCCATGATAGTATTCCACTGCCAGGCACTGCACAGTACATTAAAAATATAAATAACTTTAAAGACCAAATACTTATAAACTACGAGTTGATGGACTTAGACTACTGCTACGATGCAGTTGGGGAACACTACACAAGAATTAAGGAGATTTTAGATGAAGTCAGTAGAACTTAAGATACAAATGATAGGTGCACATACTTTTCCGGAGTACGCACACCCAGAAGACGCAGGGCTTGATCTATATCCATTAGATAGTTTCGATCTGTCCCCTGGAGAGTCAAAGCTTATTAGTGCAGGGTTTGCATTGGCAATACCTGAAACATATAAAGACTTTGGACTATTTGGAATGTTAGTACCTAGAAGCAGTTCTGGTAAACTTAAATTCAAGCTTGCTAATACTATAGGAATCATTGATAGTACGTACAGAGGTGAAATTAAAATGTTTATAAAGAACGACTCTTTTGGTGACGTTATTAACTTTAGAAAAGATGTTGCAGTATGTCAACTATTGCTAGTACCCTACCTAAAAGCTACATTCGTTGAAGTAGCAAAACTTCCAGACTCAGTTAGAGGTGAGGGTGGATTTGGCTCTACCAGCAATTAAAAACAAAAAAGGCCGCTATATGCGGCCTTTTTCACGTTTAGATTTTATGATATTTCAAAGTATATTGGAGTATCCAAGTAGTAATATCCTTGTCTAATGTAAGATATAGATTGACCCTGCTTAAGCCATGAGGTGCGGCCAGAGTCATACCACTTATGTCTGTAGTTATATCTAGTTTTACCTTCATCGTTTTCGTACGGTTCCACCCCTACCATCCCATTTGCATCTTCAGTATCCAGTGCTCCAGGGGTTCTGGGATTAACTACATATAAATAATAGTTAGATTTCTCTCGAAATCTATATCCATAAGAATTTAAAGTTATGGGGTTTCCGTCCTTATCAGTTCCACTTGTTGAAGACCCTGTAACATACTGCTCCATGAAGGGTCCGCCCTCTTTTGGGTAGGGGCCATCTTCTAAATGGTAGTATGTATTTGATAAGGCGTGCCCATTACCTACTAATTTCAAAGCTGCGTTAGTTAGAGTAACATCACCAATAGTTATATTTAAAGAGTTAAAATTGAGAAGGCTTTTAGAATAGAATCTTAGTTCAAACTTCTCGAAGTTACGATGCTCATCTACTCGACGAAAATGATTAAAAAAATAAGGACCTATTATCTGAACCGCATCTTCCCCACCACCTGCCTTAGGGAAGTAAACTGTCTGCCAGCCGTCTCTAGGGTATAAGTAGTGCCAAATATAGTTCTTTTGGACAAGCCCACCATGCCATTCATGAACAACTTGTTGTATGGCCCTGCCAATGTATTGCTTCCTAACTTTACCTAGAAGGCCTTTCAAATCATATTTTCCATCGGACTTAGTTAAGTACACTGTCACTTCCTCGGGATATCTACTGTAATTACCAGATATCCCAAGAGCTACTCCAGCAGCATTTAAGTCTAATGGTAAGTTAGGATCTACCTTAGCCATCAGTTCTATCTCCCAGCTCTTTAATAGCCTCAACAAGTATGGATATTATAGCCTGGGTATCAACAGCCAAGAAACCATCTTGCATCTCTGTGACTGCTTCGGGCAAAACCTTTTGTAAGTCCTGGGCTATAATACCTGCAGATTCTTTATCAGTGTCTCTCATCTTGTACAAGTACCCAGTTAGCGCTCTAGTTTTAGCTAAGGCTCCCTCTATCTTTACTAAGTCCTTCTTTTTACGTAAGTCAGAAGTAACATATACGTTAGCAGAAGTTACGAGAGATGATGTTACATTTGTAGTATTTACATCTGTAGCCGATAGTATCTTAACACCTAAGGTCCCTTTAGTTGTACCATCGGCGTCAAAGAGATCAACAGTAGAAGTATCACTTGTTCTATTTAGTATAAATTGCGCGCCTTTTGCCTTTAGGACGTCTGAACCAGAACCAGGTCTGGCCAGATCATAGAACGCTAGCTTAGGCAAGCCCAGTCCAGTGGCCGTATTGTCACTATTGTACAGGGTTAAAGGAGCCCCAGCCACACCAGCGGATACACTTCCACTATATAATTTGTTATTAGTATGCCTTTCGGGCGATAGAAAATCATTAGCACTACGCGAATTGGGTCCAAGTGATGAAGCATTCAATGGGCTGTTAGTTCCACTTAGTAAACTTAGAACAGTGGTTTTACTAAATCCAGTTGCTGCTAAGTAATAGGAACCATGTTGCCCATCTAATCTATCTGCATCTATACCAGTTGATTCCTGACCAAGCTCCTTAGCCCCTAAATTTGCAGATGTTAGGGTCCTTAACCATCCTGGAGAAGTCCAGTTAGTCTTATAGTATCTTGTGTATTCCACGGAATCTGTAGTTACATATCTTTGTACTATATAGTTTGTTGTTCCGTCAAATTCTCTAGTAATAAACAAAGTACCGGCCTTTTCAACTGGGTACCCCTTAACAATTAGGCCTGTAGTGGACAGCTGTGTATAGCTACCCAGAGCCAGTGCTACGTCGTTTATACTTGTTGTGTTAGTAAGAGTACCCCTGGTAGGAGAATACTTTGCAGCTACGACCCCACCCAGTGAGGTAGCATTTATTGAAGCAGGTATAACTGGTTCCCAAACGGCAGGACCCAGACTTACAAGTTTTTCATACGAACTTGTACCCGTATTAAAATACAGCATACCGACATACAAATTAGCGGTAGGTGCAGCGGCACCAGATGCGTTAGACCTTAAGGTTATAAAATTATTATTAAGTTTAGGGAGAGACGCCTGTAAAGTATCTGTCCCATTTATAGGTAGAAATGATTGCATATGTTAGTATCCGTGTGCTGTCCAATTTACAGTGCCAGCTATTAGTGCTCCGGCGTTTCCAGTATCTTTCAAAATTATGTCTGCGTAAGTTGTGGTTAGAGCGACAACTTCTATTTTGTAGTTAGCTGCCCCCGCTAACCCACCGACCACTACCACACTTAATTGAGGGGCCTCATCAAATGTATAATTAAAATTAATTATAGAAGTAGCTGGAACAGCAGGGTCGTAGAACTGTACACCCCTATCTATTATGTCAGGTAGATCAACTTCAGCTTTCAACTCTCGAAGCTCAACCCGTGTATTAGCTTCGAAGGACTCTAGTGTAGCCTTGACTAAAGCTTTAGTATATTTATAATCGCCCTGTATATAGCTTCTAAACTCTGAGTACCCAGGCACTCTACCATTTAATAATCTATCCTCAAATTCACTGATAGAATCAATAGGATCCGAGGATAGCTCAATATCGGAAAGAGTACCTGTATACCCATTGGAGTAATCATCTAGAAGTTTTATTACTTCTGAGAAGTACAATCCTGGACTATGTATTGCCTCGTCAGATATACCTATGCTAGATAAGAACTCTATGAATTGAGACCCAGCAGTGGATGCACTGGAGGCAAGTGCTAAATTCTCAATTAGCTCAATATCTGGAAGTATCTTTCTAAGTACTTCAACAATGCTTAGTGACTCGTCAGCGTTTATAAACCTAGGTATTGAGGTTCGTAGTAATTCTGAAAATTCAACTACAGAGAAGAATTGTTTCTTCATATGTAGCTTTTTAGCTCCTTCAGTAATTCTTAAGCCGTTAGTTTGACTATCTACAAAATTGGCTGTGTATAGTAAAGAGCCCCAGTTCTCCCCAGCTACTCCGGCCCAGTCGGTAGTTTGAAGAGAGGGGGAGGACCACGTCTTAAAATTAGTGTCATCATAATAAGTATGAATAGTATACCAATTTTCTGGCATATTCCAATCTGAAGTACTAAGACCGTCTGTAGATATTATAGTTGTGTATTCGAGGCGCGTTAACTCAGAGGCCTCCACACCGAGTAGAGATAGCCAAGTTGAATCTTCAACTTGGCTTAGAGGCATAGGAGCAACCACCACAGTTGTGGCGACAGTCATTTTCTTAACTCAATGAGAAGGAAAATGTTACCGTAAGTGTGTCGTCAATTCCCTTATTAACTGCAGGAAAGACAACTCTATCAAGCATTGTTGTAGAGTTCGCGGCAGAGGAATTAAATACACCCGCCTCAGTAAGGTTACCAGTAACTTCGCCAGGTGCAAATACGTGACTTAAGGTAGCTACACCCCCTACACCGTCAAATGCATAAGTTGCTACAGGCCTAACACTTGCTACAGTATACGTAGTAAGTTCAGAGCCTAGTAGAGTATCAGTTACTGAAGCGGCTACTGTACCCACTCCTATACCTATATACTGAAACACTGCAGGCCTAGATGCTGAGTTAAATATGGAGTCAGAGACAGCTAGGAATCCACTTGAAACAATTATATTGTCTTTCTTTGTTATCTCTACAGAGCCATCGGCCTTTTCTAACGTGAATAGGAATGATCCGTATAATTTAATTTTGTCGTTCATGTGTTAAATAACCTCTAATTTATTATACCCTAAGGTATTTGGGGGGAGTAATTCTGTGTTGCCAGTAACGTTAGTACCTTGCTTGTTAGAGGCGTATAATGATCTTGTGGTCTCTGTTTGGGAAATTCCTATAAAAACTAGTTTATCTACCACAAGGTTATAATCTAACCCAACCCTATTACCAGCCTGATCTTCTAGGTAAAGCCTATTGGCTAGTTTGGAGTAAGTAAGTTTCAAATATTCAGAAGATTCGTTTGATAGCTTAACCAGGGAACTGAAAGAAGATATCTCCTTTGGTCTTAGCCATAAAGTCTCGGAGAATACCGTTGGTAGTCTTGTTATAGTGTAGTCATTGGAAGTTACAGGTTCAACTGAAACACCAGCGCTGTATCTACCACGTGCAGGAGATTCTATAAGTGAGTTTTTAGGTGTACCTATTGGTGCAGTACCTATTGCACTGTTTAAACCATCTACACTGTGAAATCTCCACGCGTCTAAAACAGTGGCAGGTATTTCTGTATCTGTAGCTATTTCTAGTGATACATCACCTACTGCTTGATCGTATTCCATAACCCAACGTCTTAGGGATTCTGTAGAAAACCAGTCAAAAGTGGCGTTGTCCCAATTTACAGAGTCCTTTAGGTAAGTTGCATGTGCAAAGCTTAATGTGGTCTGCGCAGTGTACTCTTTAGAGTGTACAATATCACCTAGAAACTCTCCGGAGTCTTCATCGTAACTTGTCCATATAGCTTGACCAACTGTATTTGTCGAAGATTCTTGAGTAGTATTTACAAGTACACCTGCCCAAGTATCATGAAAGTTTATATCTTTTATAGCGTTTCTTTGTGTAGGCTTAGCTATAAGTGTAGACGCAAAAGCGGCATACTTAGAGTACAGACCAGCACTACTAAATGCTTTTATAAAAAACTTCCTAGCTGTGCCTGTAGCACTACTGCCGTATGGTAATGATAATTTGTTAGTGTTTACAAATCCGATATAAGTTGAATCAGTCCACGAAGTCCCTTCTCTAACTTCGTATCCTAAAATACCAATAGAAGTTGCCCTTTTCCAAGAAAATTCCAGTCTTCCTAGTGACTGTACGCACGCAAATCCGTACACTCTATTAAGTTCTGAAATGTCTAACTCTGCAGATGCTGAGTTGATACTATAGTGACCTGTAGTATCTATAGCACGTACATGGTACTTATAAGTATCTGCACCTTTAACTGCAGTAGTTACGAAGGAGTTCTGAGATATATTAGTACTAAGTATAATACCAGGACCTCCGTTATCAGAGTCCTCCCAGGATTCACCAAGTCTTACTTCATACCCCTTAACATCTAAGTCAGATATAGCTTGCCACTCTAGGTAAATACCCGCTTCAGTTAGTCTAACGCTAAGGTTTGTAACATCTGAAGGTTCTTTAGTCTTACCAAGTATTAAAGTTGGGTCAGATTCAACAAAAGCAGAAACTTTACCAAAAGCGTTAACTGTAGCAACTCTAAAAACGTAAGTACCGTTACTAGCATCTCTGAGATCAAACTGGGAAGTTAATGACTGGAGGTCGGCAACTTTCCAGTTATCCAAATCTTTTTTGTAGTGTAGTATATAGTGCTTAGCGCCTAGAACATCATCCCAACCAACGGATATTTGAACTTTAGGAATTCCAGTCTCAAGATATAACTCCTCAGTTATATCAAATTTCCCAGATATAGGGGAAGCCTGTAAAACATTAAGGTCACTAGTGTATTTCTTCTCTAGTTCCCAACCGTTCTCTATATAGCCAAACTTAGAGTTATTTACTTTGTGGCATGTTATAGCGTATGTTCCAGCGTCAGAGTCTTCAGTAATAGAAAGTATTTTAGCTAACTGAGGCTCCGCAATTCCTGTTTCATTATATATCCAAATAGATCCGATTAACGGAGCTGTTATAGAACTAGAAAGGAATACCAAGTCGGAATCCACTCGGTCTATTACAGCTGAGACTAAAGTGCTTAGGTTACGCTCTACTGTACTACCATCTGGTAGATTCTCTATCTTAACAGAATCTACTTCTACTATAAGCTTTCCAGGGTTGTTTGGGTTAAAGTTTATAGGCCTATCTAGTCTAACAGTACTAGCGTCTATTACTTCTGCTATTCTGCCACCGCGTCTGCTACTGTTTTTCAGTGAGTCCGATATATTAACCAGACTACCTGGGTGTAGGTGCATGCCTACATCAGTAGTTGTAAATGATAGTATCTCAGATTCATACTTTGAGGTGTATAAAGCCCACTTACCAATTCTGTAAGCTTGGCCTCTAGAGGTACACCCAGTGGCATTTATTTCCAAGTCTCTTATAGGCACATTATCTTTTGCTAACTCCTCAGAGTCTTCTACGTATTCTACAGCCCTAGCATAATCATTATCTGGGTCGTTCCAAGTTACCTTCACTACATTCTTTTTTGCCTGAAGTGAAGAGCCTGCATAGTTAAATCTTCCATCTATAACGTTAGCGTTAGTAAACAGTGCTTCTGCAGTCTGAGGTCTATCGAAGTCAGTAGCTATAACTTGGCCATTCCAGTACAGCATACCGCGAAATATCTTAGCCATATCTCTGAGCGCCGTAATAGCCTCAGTTCTATTCTGTAGAAACATGTTACACGTGTATCTTGGTTCCCAGCCCCCAAAACCATCAGGAACCAATCCATCACAGTATCTAGCTATTTCATACAGTGACCACTTGTCGACAGTATCTTCGTCTATGTACTCACCCAACCCATATCTAGTATTGGTCAGTAGGTCATAAAAACACCAAGCAGGGTTATCTGTCCATATAGGTGGAGAAAGAACCCCATCCCATATTTCAGTACCTTGATTAGCCCCACTATCGTTTACATAAGATGAAGAGCCTCCTGTAGGTGACCTTGGCGTATAGTTACTTGGTACACGTACTTTTAGTAGGTTAACGTCGTAGGCTCTTGAAGGTATAGAGCTAAAGTAATCAGAGCTTATTTTAACACCAACAATTGCAGAATTTGGGTATCTCAGCCTGTCATATATTATCTCTGCAACAGAGTAGAAAAGTAACTCCCCTTTCTTCGTAACTCCGTCGACTGCAGTATCTGGAAAGTCAGCTGTTACTCGCTCAACCTTTACTGTTATTGTTTTACCTTTCCATTCATCGTGTAAATCTATTACTACAGAACGCTCGTAAGCTGTCGTAGTCTTACCTTCTATTTTATCATGTACCTTTAGAGTGTAGGTCGCGCCATTATCGTCAGAAATAGATACTTTATATACAATTGATCCACCAGTAACATTTCCTTCGTCGTCAGACGTTGTAAGATACGGTGTACCTACTGTAACTCTAACTGCGTCAAGTTCCTTACTTACTAGCTTTTCATATACAGGGAGATTTTTCTTAACCACGGAGTTTTGAATACCACGTTCTGATTGAACATTTGCAAAATCAGATAAGTAACCCTGTGCTTGAGTTCCCTGCAGTATATTATAATTATAGTTCTCGTAGTTTTTACCGCCTGCAGAGTTAACTAGTGGAATATCATTAATGTAAATTCCAGCGTCTCCACCTACTAAACCTTCTATCTCACCTTCGCATAGCAAGTCTAAAACTTTGGCAAAAGAAGAAGACTTTAGTGTATTTGGAGATTCACTACCTCCAGACTTACCGCCACCACTACCTCGTATATATTCAGTCATTATGCCTCCGAACCTCCAATAGTTCCAGCAGCTACAGAGAACCCTTGGTCCCTTTCTAGTCCGGAGGAAATTACTGCACTACCTATTTTTAACCTCCCGTAACCTACTGGTACTGGGTTGCCCTGTGACACAGTATTAACTGGACCATTAAATCTCTTATTCTTAATTTCTTCTATGTCAGAGTCTTCTGGAGTATAAAGTAAGCTGTATAACCCCATCCCTATCATGGATACTCCCATCATGGAGACATTACCGGCTATAGCTGTCACTGTAGTTGCCGACATGCTAGTGAACACCCCACCTATACCCGCAGCTATACCCCCAGACATAAATATTAGGGCGGCGCCTAACACAATCATAGCAAGTTCTCCACCCTCTTTAGCCCCACGTATCACTGGAACTATGCTAACAGTAGCGTTAGCACCTAAAGGATGGTCTTTTAGTTGCTTTTCGGCTATTGCTACATCATCTACCTTCACAAAGTACTGATTGCCTTCTGAGCGTACATGTTCTGAGAACCCAGGTATATTTGTGTTTATAGCTCTTACTAACTCTGGTATAGACTTTACTGACATATTTGGTAGTCCACTACCAAACTTATCTTCAAGTTCGCCGAAAAACATTACTTTAGCCATTATATCTCCATAAACTGTGAGTGGCAGATAGCCAATACCCGCCGTAAGGATCAACTTTTGATAATCTACCTGCTACATGGTGCATTATAGTTCCATCGCCCATGTATATCGCAGCATGATTAGGGTGTCTTGGAGAACGAAGTTTCATTAAGACTATATCACCCTTTCGTAAATCCTTGCTTTCTATTTTTATAAACCCAGCACTAAAAGCGTTATCAAGATACAAATTTGTCTCTCTATCCTCCCACCAAGCCTCAGGTCTATAGTACTCTTCTAATTCTATATTTAATTCTTTTTTATAGTAGTCCTTAACCAATGCATAGCAATCTAAAATGCCATGAATAAAGGGTCTGCCTATAAAAGGCCTATTGACGTACTTTTCCGGATAATAGTTAGTATAAGTGCCACTAGTAGCATCCACTATAGTCCAAGGTATCCCACTCTTATTGCATCCTTCCCTATCTGCGTTACTTATTCTAGTATTGTCAGGATGGGAATGCACAATTGCTATTATATCTCCCTGCTGAGAGGCTCTAATATAATCCATAGGATCTATAACAAACTCGTCTTCAGGATTAGGGGCAATGTTTTTACATTTGAAGTACTTAGCCTTGTTTCCCCCGTTAACAATAACACCACATATCTCAGCTGGGTAGTTAACTTTGGCGTCTTCTATCATATTAGTTATTGCGCTGTTATCTATCATCTAGTAATACCCGCTCCAGGAAAGCCTCCATACGGAAGTCCCTCGTATGCATTAGTGAATCTTTTTGCGCAACCAGATAAGGTTTTGCTACATTTATCAGAAGTTCTTGTTGTAAGTTTATCAAATTCGTTCCAGTACTTTGCGCCTGCACCTGTAGGTAGTACGTACCCGCACTCAGATCCTTTGTATCTCCATGCACATACGTTTTTAACTATAGTGCGTCGAGGTAATTGAACACCTTCAACATCCCATGGAGCAGCTAGTTCAAATTCAACCGCTAAATCGTTTTCTGAAGACTTTCTATCTATTCTGAAAGTTTCTATTGGTAGTTCTGCAGTCGGATCGGCGGTTGGATTACTACCACCAAAGTTTACTCCGTCTAGGTACTTAACATAAGTTCTACGTCGTTTAACTGTAGCACCAAGTAAGTCATCGAAAGATTCCAGATACTGACTTATTATACTTAGTGCATTAGCTACCCTAAGTACAGGTCTTGGAAACTGACCAGTCCCACTTTGTTCAAAACCATCTGCGTAGATAGGATATGCGTAGTATTTTCTGGACTGCCATATGATATCTTCGCCTACAGCACTAACTCCAGAATGGAAATATATTATTGAGCCAGCGTTTACAACTATTTTAAACGAATCTAGCCCTTGAAAACCTGTCGGTGGGGAATATTGTATAGTGTCACTATACAATAACGAATATGAGCCACCTTGAGAGGTGCCAAGAGCTGTGCTTCTTGCGGAAGGGTCAACTGAGGCATGGGGCTCAGTTGAGTTACTAGGATCGTACATAGGACCAATATAGAATATGGAATCAAAAGAAACTACTTTCAAAGATTGATTAGAAGTTTCAGGTTCTGCGTACATAGCACTACTTTGAGTACTTGAAATTACACCAACGTTTACAAAAACTTCCATTTCTATAGGGTCGATTATACCCATGCTTTTTAAATTTAGTTCATATAACTCTATTAAGCCGCTATTCTCTAGAGCAGAGTTTTGCTGATATAGTGTACTCATAAGTCGAAAACCTGAGTAAACGTAACAGAAACAGTCTGAAAACCATAAGCCACGTTAACAGAAGACCAATCACTACACTTTATCTTATATTGAACACCTGAACCATCAGGGGGCGTCCATAAAAAATGGAACGCCCCTTGAGTAGTTTCAAAGAAGGCCAGAATATCGTTAGCCTCGGAGTCGGGTCTATTCTCAAAATTTAGCTGCCAGGTGTGCCTAACGTTATTTACACCTTTTGGAGCCCTTTGAGAGTATCCGTCGCCAAAAGCAGCCTCCCGTAAGGAGACTGCTGTAGCTCTGGCGAAACCCCTAGAAGGGATATAATTAAAAACAGTTGCCATATTCTACCCCTATCTATTGAGAAGACCACCAGGTCTGCTCTGTTTTATTAACTCCTGCTGAACAGCAGAACTTATTGCTTTACCTAAATCTTTTGCTCCGGTATCCTTCATGGTAGAAGTTCCATCTGACGCCACATTAACAGTTACATTGGTATTGTTAACCATACCGCCTACGCTAGAGTTATCCATAGTTACCGGAATTGTTTTTCCATCAGGTAGAGGTACGAAAGCTTCTGCGCCTGCTTCTCCAAATAGAGCTACTGTAGGCTTGTTAACTACTCCACCTTCTGCAAACTTTGGTATCCCACCACCAAGTCCACCAGGTGACGCAGTTCTAGGTGCAAAACTAGGTCCGCTTCCGCCGGCAAGCATTCCAAGACCACCAGTTAGAGCATTTAGTATTATCTGCTTCATTATCATCTTAGTGATATCTTTCACTATGTCAGCAGCCATGTTACCAAATGCTTCACCAAGTTTCTTAGTGTTCATCTCACCAGATATTAACATCTCTCCGAACTGCCACGTAGACTCAGCTATAGAGTTAGCCAATCCTTCAAATGCAGATCCTAAAGACTCTTGAATTACTGCACCAACAGATTGTGATTTCTGCGCCAATTCACTTAAGGCGGAATTCCAACCTTCTGTGATTGTTTGAGGATTTTGTAGTATAGCGTCATCTATTCCTTTCTGACTTTCTATATTAGGGTCAGTCTTTTCCAATAGAGACTTACTAGCTGTTGCATCTACTATTTGATTCTGAACATCAGCTAACTCAAGATCCTGTGAAGATGATCTATTAGACCCAAGTTTAATCAACTCACTCTCTTTAATCTTAAGAGCAGAAAGAGCAAGTTCCGCTTGGTATATCTGGCGTGTCAAATCTAGAGTTCTTTGAGCGTTTGCCAATTTTACTTTTTCAAGCGCAGCTCTTTGTTTTTCAGCACCAGTGTACTTACCGTGTGCTATCTCAAGAGCAAGAGCCTCGGACTGGTAGCGTTGCTTCATACTATTGTATGCTCTATTAGCTGCAGCACCAGTTTCTTTAAGTAATCTTAATTCTTGTTCAGTAAGCCAAGCTAAATCTTCTTTAGTTCTAAGTAGAGAAGTGTATTGGTCCTCAAGACTAGCTACAGTATTAAGTTCCTCTCTAGAGGTAGCTAGAGCTGCCTGATCTGCTGCTGTTAGTACTCCGGACATTCTAAGCTGTATTATCTTGTCTTGTTCAACTATTTTAGCACGCTTAAGATTGACAATATCATCCTCAAGTCTGCGCTTTTCCATGTCATTTACAGACCTAGACAACTCTGCTTTCTTTGCTGCTATCTGCTTGTCAAAACCTGTATCACTAATTCTAATTTCTTCATTAGCTACAGCGGCTGTACCTTCTCCTACTAGTCTGGTCTTCTCCGTGGAGTCCTTAGAGTTTTTAGCTAGTCGTAGACTTTCCTTTAATATAGCTAAGTTACTAGTTAAAGCGTTTTTGGCAGCCGCAGAACTAATCTTTAATACTAAAGGCTCCCTGAACTTAGCTCTAACGTCTTCCAGTATATCACCTGATTGAGAAATTTCTTCGCTTAAATATACTAAAGCATGAGCAGTTGATACAACATCTTTATCCTCAAGAGGTATAGGTATTGGATCACCATTTATAGAAGCCATCATATTACGTAACTCATTTATTTGCTGAATTACGCTACCCTTCTTAACATCTTCAGGTCTAACAAGAAGCATTTGTTGCATTGCTTCTCTACCCATATCTGCAGCGTCTATTACATCAGATACACTATTAAGTAATGTGTCTGTTGAATTTCCTGACGGTATTATAGACTTAATTAATTTACTAGCTGCATCAGGTCCTACTGCTAGCAGTTGTGTCATGCTGTTCTTTACTGCCTGATTCTCCGCCTTAACTACACTCATAAAGTTTGTGAAGGCTTTTGATACCTGCTCTATTTGCGATACAGTTATATTAGCTGTATCTTTTTCAAGAAAGTGTACCCCTAACTCTCCTTCGGTACCTTTTACAGACAGTTTAAAAGAGTTCCATATTCCAGAAAACTGCTCTGTTGTGTCTAACAATGCCAGTGCAGCATCTGATACCACTATAGCGGCTTCTGCTGCTTCTGCTGCAGCTAGATTTTTCTCTTGTATCCCTATAGGTCCACCGTCTTCAAGTGTATTTGCCGCCTGCAGAAGTGGGTTGACAACCCCTACAGTGCCGCCTCTTTGACCAGTAGCACTAGTAGTATTTGCTGCTGCTGCGTCTGCTCTAGCCTTAGAAGCTGCTTTAGTTGCCTCTAGAGTAGCCCTAGCTGCTGCGGTAGTAGCTGCAGCGTCTTTCTGCTTAGCACGTATAAGTGCCCCTATTTTGGATATCTGAGTAGTTATAGCATCTGAAGCTTGTATGTAAGAATTAACTAGAAGTTCTGTGCTTTGAACTGATTCTAATGAAGACGAGACTGTAAGTTTCTGTAGCTTGTATAGAGTAGAACTGAACCCTTCAGCTGAAACTTTTACATCATCGTATCCTTCTTTAACTTCCTTTAAGGCCTTCTCATACGCTTTAACTTCGTCAGATTTAAAATACTCACTTATAAATTTGTAAGCTTGAAATGCTGCGTACAACATAAATGCTGCGTTCATTGCACTCATTAGTGCTGAACCTAGGAATTTAATAGCTCCACCAGTGGCATAAGCTACTGTGCCCATAGTAGTCATTTCTGCGGTAGCTTTACCAAGTCCCGAAACAAATAGCTTTAGTCCTGATAGTAGCCCACTGCTAGATATAGCCGCTCCCATAGCCGAGAAACCTACAGTACCAGAAGCTAGCGTAGAATATATGTCTGATCTTAACTGAGCGAACTGACCTCTTATGATAGTTATTGATGAAACAAAACCATTTCTCATCCTAGTAACAGCGGTGGTAGTTTGATTGTTTAGAGTATTCATAGCCTGTCTATGGGCTACATATTGTCTCTCTAAAACTTTTCTAGATGTACCTTCAAATACGCCCTTAGAAACAATACCATTTGGATCCACATTCTTAAAAGCTTCGTTGTAAGACTGAGTAATATTCTTACCTACAGACTTAGCTTGAGCGGGAGTTAGTAGGGCACCATTTTTAAGTGAAGTACCAAGCTTAGCTTTCATGGAAGCAGTTAGCTTACCATTCTTGTCTAGTTCTTTTATCTGGGCAGTTATAGTCTCCGATGCTTTACCGGATTTTAAACTCATAGTCTTTTGCATGTCTATACTAGAGCGATTCAGCTGAGAGGCTCTGCCATAAAATTTCTCCGCCATGTCGTCAAATTTTGAGGACGTAGCAGCTAGTTTAGAACCTAAAGAAGATAATCCTGGGATTGCCATTTTGAAAATGAATAGACCAAAAACTGCCATAAGTGCTTGAAGGGCAGTTTTATTATCAGAGAAGTATTTAGCTAGAGGGGATAGGTACTCTGCCATGGCGCCAAGAGACTTGTTTAGTACTTCTGTGGCAGTTGCTTGTAATCTTGTGAACTGGTTTACTTTATCCTGTGAGGCTATAAGTGCTCCATACTTAGTTTCGGACTGCGCCAAAACTTCGTTCATTACTGCTACCTGCTTTTCATAAGTAGATAACTCACTGACACTCTTGCCCATAGTATCTGCATACGTTTTAGAAGCATCGTTAAGTCTAAGTATGATACCTAGCTCGTCTAGTAGTTCTGGCTCTGCCTTGATAACACCTCGGATCATACGATCTAACGAGTCTCCAAAGTCTCTACCAAGTGCTTGAGACGCAGCTCTAGCTGCTTTACCTAGTCCCACTAACTCTGTCTGTCCGAAACCGGCGGCCATAACTGTAGTGGCTTTCTGTGCGGCTTCTTCAAATCCTATCATTCCGCCAGCAGCCTCTTTTAAAGCTTTAGCCATACCAACCAAGTTGGTACCTTTAGCACGGTCAAGAGTGGCCATAGAGTCTTCTAGAATTTTAACGTCCATTGCTCTTTGCAATGCACTAAAGGCTGCTGTAATAGCCCATATGTTAGCTGCAGTTGTTGCATAAGCCTTAACAAGACCGCCAAGTCCCTGAGATTGTTTAGCAAAGTTTTTAGTACCACTTCTAGTGGAACTGTTTGCAACTCCCTGGGCGTTGTGGTATCCTTCTATCTCTGTCTTAGCTTTCTTAGCTTGCTTTCCAGAGCCTTTTACTGCCTTGCCTAGTTTATCTACCTTTCTAGTAGTTTCTTGTAGGCCTTTATCCGTGACCTTTACGCTTACGTTTACTGTGTTCTTTCCAGCCACTTTAGGAATCTCCTGAAATTAATTTTTACGTTTGCTATTCTGTTTTTGTTGCTTGTTAATCTGTTGGATGTTTTTATTATCCAGCCAGGATAGTATCTCAAACGTATCTTTTCTACCTTCATCTGGCACTTTATATAGTTCAAATAACATGGGTAAACTTGCCCAATCCTTGCCTATATAACCGCCCATTCCGCCAACTATAGAAGGCAAGTGCTGGTATAGTTGAAAAGCAATTTGTACTTCTACGGGTAATTCAGCAATGTCGGGGGGAGCACGATTTTCATCGTACTCCTCACCGGTTTGTGCTATTATCTCTAGATATGTTTCTCTAGAGATATTTAAAGCTTGGTTGTCTAGTAGTCTTTCTAAACTTTTATACAGTTGCACTCTTTGACTTTGTGCGAAACGTATCTAGGTCAGAGATCACCTCACTGATCCAAGTATCAAAATGACTTGAGTGCTTAATCAATAATACAGCATTCTCAATTGAAAACTCTAACTCGTCTTCAGCATCTAGTTCACTTATATCTACTACAATTAAGTCTTCTAGGTGCTTGTATTTTAAACCGCTCCAACCTTTTACAGCCGCTTCAACAAATAATTCGTTGAATAGCTCTAGGTCGAAGTCTTCTTCTGGTTGTCTTGTTTTTCTGTTGAATTTTTTCGAGACGCATTTAGTGCGCATATTCATTAAGGTTTCTTTGCCGATATGGCTAACCTTCACAATAAAGCCTTCAAGGCCGGGGAATTCTACATCAACAAGGCGGGATTCTACGATAAGATTTTTTAGTTGCATAAGTTTTTCTTTAGGAGGGTCTTGGAGAAGAGGGCTGAACGCCCTCAACTGCCTGGTTTTATTATGCCTTAGCTACTTCGAAAGCAACTGTAAGTTCATCAGTACTATCTACACCTAACTGCCCTTGAGCAGCAAATTCGATATTTAGTCCGATAACGTCGGCAGATTCAATTGCGGGAACTGAAAGGTGAGCATATGGCATAGAGAAGATAGCTACAGGATTACCTAATGTCTCTCCACCTGCATTGATTACCAATGCATAAGAGTTTTTAACAGCTGATGTATCAGCTAATGCTTTTAGTAATGAGGCAGAGTTACCTGCGCCAGTATTCAAGTAACAAGTCAATGAACCACTAATCTGCCTAGCTCCTGTGAATGAGCCAATAGGCTTATCTACAACGGATAAAGTACTAGGAGTCAAGAAGGTTATGTTGTTTGTTATGGTAAGGTTGCCACCAGTAACCGGTACTGAGTACACTTGGTCAGGGTCTTCAGGGTTTGTAGAAGAAGCGGTAAGACTTATAGTAGATAACTTATTCTTAATATAAGTAGCTGTATTAGGGAAAGTCAAATAAGTACCTGCAGTATCTCTATTTACCCAATCAGTTGCTAAACCATCTACAGGTGTTACAATATTAGGTGCTGCTACTTCAGTTAAATTGGTTCCCTGACCAGTCCATGTAACCTGTCCGATTCCGTCAATAGAGAAGTCAATCTCAGCTTGATTTACCTGTACACCATCAATTTGGTACCACACGTTTTCAATCTTAAAGTACATTTCCAACTCGCGCAACACGTGTGCATTACTGGATGCAAAGTCTACATTAAATGATGCTAACTGACCTTTAATGGTGTTTGCTGAATCAGGGTCAAAAGCCGGAGCCTGGTTAGAGGCCAAAGCATGCCACATAATAGCGTCAATTACCTGAACTGAGTCTGTAGGAACTCCCGAATCAGTTGCAACGTAAGATCTAATATAAGTAGATAGTGACCATTCAGCTGGCTGCAGAGAAGTGTTAAAAGTGGTGGATCCACGTATAGGGGATGCTCCCGCCTCGTTTACTGTAATCTGTGTTGAGTCTTGTGCTTGCGAGAAAGTGAAACCTTCCAATACAGGAAGTTCCCAAGTATTACTCGCGTTAAAATCTCCATCCGCTATTCGTAGTGCCTTATCGGTTATGTAGACTTTAGTATTTCTTTGTAAATTTAATGACATTTAACTACTCCTCGTAGTAATTAGTTTGGTACTTCGTATAATATTTGAAGGTTAATTTCGCCAACACCATAAGGTACTAGCAATCCTTCATCAGTTTCTATATTTGTAAGTCGTATGTCCTGAGTAGTTCCAGCACCAAAGTCTATAGTGTTATGTGAGTCTATAAGCCTCTCAATGTCTACTAGTAAATCTTCTAATGCGGCTACTGGGTCTTCCTTGTGAACATAAACCTTTAAGGAAACAGATAACCTGCCCCATTTAAAACTAGCAGGTTTATACTCTCTGCTTTCGGAGCCAGCTACTACGGAGATGTGAGGAAAATCTGTTACCTCATCCCAAAATAATAGTCTCTTTGTTACGTTTCCGTAAACATTGGTGTTATAATCCCCAGTACCATCAATTTCTTTTAAGAGATTAACTAGTTTGTCGACTATACTAGATCGAGCGCTCATTCTGTATTACCTCCTGTAACCTTGTAGGACCTAAATTTCTCTTCCATAAGTCCAGAAGCTATCTCTCTTATAGATTTCCTAATAACGTTCCTGGGGTCTCTGTCAGAGGATCCTTGGGCGAACCCGGGTTCAAAAGTTTGGTATGGGTTATTCATGTAAGAGTAAAATATAGAGATAAGCCTACCTCTGGAAGGTGCGATGCTCTCTACTTTAACACTATTTGCGAATCGTCCTGTTCTGTTGTTCAGCGCAGGTGACCCCATATTAGCTCGCACTACATCTGGTAGGCTAGCATTTATTAGGTTGCGTATACCGATGTAATTGGTTACTTCTTGCTCATCATCAGTATTGGACCCTGCCATTGTCTTTTTTAACTTAACAATTTGGGTATTTACTTTGAATTTTTTCTTGCGAGATACTTTCTTGGACTTACCAGAGTACTTCCTAGTAGTCTTTTTCCCATGTAGAGTATCTGAAATATGATCTTCTATCATTTTCATATTAGACGGAGAACTTTCTAATCTAAGAGCCATTTTCTCTAGGTTTGCGACTAGAATGTTTCTTAGCTTTATAGTAGTATTTCTAGCTTGGGAGCCGGTGGATGCATTACCATCCTTACCTTTACCATACTCAAATACCAGAATAGAATACTCGTTAGCAAGTACACCTTTAGAGGTCAGCTTCTTATTTGAGTGCATACTCATGTCAAGCTGTACTAATCTGTTTACTAGTGCATTGGACCTATTTAATAGTGCAGTTCCGCCAAGTGCCTTACGTATTTCCCCCTCTCTCAGGGAGAACTTATCTCTGTTATACGCGTTCTTTTGGGTTAGGGTGCCTGTTACATGACCCCTATGCATATATTTACCGTCATTATCCGAAAATTTATTCGATAAGGTTTTTATTTCTTCGTCATTAGATATAGTATATAACTCGTCTAGCGCCTCTGCGATTAGTACTTTAAGAGCCGATATAACCTTTGCTGAGGCAGCAAAGTTATTAAATTCTAAGGTGGTGGCTCTATTTAGTCCCGGAGGTAATTTTTCGTCTTCACTAGGTCTGTACAAATTACTTTTAACATCTGGGTGAGATCTTATAGCTTTTACTATGATGTTATAAACATTGGCTGAGTAACGTTTGCCATCGCTAGTAGTAAACATACTCTTTAACTCGCGTCTTCCATAACTAAAATAATGAGTATGTTTATACGCCTCTTTTTTGAAATCGTCATAAAGAGCCTTACTCATGTACTCGTCCGCTACTGACATTAAAAATTCAGAGAGTGAGGAGTTACTCATGCAGGTAGCCTGTGCAGGCTTAGTACCCTCTTTATATGGGCAGGCATTTCAGATCCATTTAACCCTGCAGTAGTATCAACACCCTGACCAGACATATTTCTTACAGGTGTCTGCTGACGTTTATTGTAATAAGTTATTAAGTCAAAAACAGCCAACTTTAAGTCTGAAGGTACTATTGAATAACCCGCAGTCATAGAGACCCTTACAGGCTTACGTCTTTTACCGGATATTAGGGACAGTATAGATGAATCTAGTATCTCAATGATACCATTATCTTCCTCTACAAAGTAATTTGCAGAGTCTATTGCTACCCAAGTCTCTGTAGACTTGTCGAAGTATTCTAGTAAAGATATACTCTCTATAGGGAAATTAGGAGTGTAAACACTGCTTCCTAAAAGTTCCAAGTACACATCAGAGTAGACCTCTGATGCTATGTTTCTGCTAAGATAAACTTCTACAAGTTCACTGACTAAATCTATCATAGAGGATAGTCTGTCATCTCCTTCGGCACTACTTATTTTATAGTATTCTTTATATTCTTCCAATGTAACTAAAGCCATATTACCTCCTCTTATTTTCATATACTCTGCTTTAAAAAGCATATGAAAATAAGCCCGGGTTACCCCGGACTTATAACTTTAGGTTTTAGGCCGCTGCGTAAGTCGCGATTGCCACACCTTGATTAGCGATGATATCGTTAAAGCCCAATCTCTGGGTTGATACGATAACTCTACGTTGCTTCTCAACATCGTAGTCGCTTTGAATGTTGAAACCACGTAGACGTGGAGCAACAAAGTTCTTAGTATTTACAATAATTGCATACGCTGCGTTTACAGCTTTAGTAGGCATTTGTGTAGATACCATTACGGGCATACCGTAAACCATACCAACTTGGCCGGTTTTCTTAGTAGCCATTGCACCAACTTCATTGATGTTCTGGAACTCGGTATCTTCTAAAAGATCCCAATAAGCGTCCATAGAAACAACCAATGCTAAGTCTTTCATGCTCAAGCCCCACTGTCCTAGACCGCGTCTAGCTTGCAGTAACATTTTAGCTGTAACTTTAACAGAACCATCTGCTTTAGCAGTTGTAACTGAAACAGCGCTACCCGCAGTAGCTATGGCACGAGTGATCAAACCGGTAGGGTTGTTAGCAACACCAGAACCGCTAATAAACGCACTGTCGATAGCTAAAGAGTGAGCTTCTACCAACTGGTCACGTAGTAACGGAAGGATAGGTATGATTGCATCTTCATCTGTTTCATCAGTGATGTAAGACTTACCAGCAAGCTTGAAAGTATTAAGTGTGATTTCAGTCAATGCTTTAGTAAGTTCAGCACCAGTACTTGCAGCAGCACCGTAGTTTGCACCGTCAACCCAACCAGCACTTGTTGAATTAGGATTGATTGGCAAAATTTGAGTTGCAGAGTTCAATTGAATCTCTCTGAACAATGGCTGTACAGTAAGCATTTCTTTCATAGACTCATATAGTCTAGAAGTTACTTCTTGCTCGTACTTATCAGAAGAAACCTGGCCAGAAGAAGAAGCGTTAACTGCTTTCTCTGATAGTTTTCTACCAAACTTAGTATCAAAAAGGTCCTTCTTGCATACTTTAGCAAGGATATAAGCATCTTCGATTTCTTTAGATGTAAATGCACTCTTAGCGCTTTCATCGCCATAATGCATCTTGTTGTCTCTAGCTGCTAAGATAGAACGGATTTCTTCGTCCTTACTTTTGATATCAGTCTGTAGCAAAGCTACCTGCTTAGCAAAAGCTTCAGCGCCTTCTTTTTGTGACTTTTCAAGATCAGCAAGTAAACGCTCAGTCTGAGACTTAACCATTACTCCGATTCTTACTTCATCACGCTCTGCAGCAGCTTTTTCTTTAGCAGCTTTTTCTTCTGCTTCTAAGCGGGCGCGCTCTACTTCGGCGTTATTGGTTTTAAGTGTAGCTTCAATAAGAGCCTTCAATTCTTGTTCATTCATTAAAATTTCCTCGTTAGGATGGTCATTCTCAGACACGGATTTGTTTGTTGTGTAAAGTGATTTGAATTCTGCAACTTCTTCATCCGTGTCAAAAGACTTAGATATAGAAAAGATGCTTGTTTGATTCATTGGAACAGATACTACCGAAGTTTCATGCAATTCCAAGTCTTTTATAAGAAAGATGTCAGTTGCAGTATCATAGTCTGCGTCAAGTACCCTAAAACCAACAGAAAAAGCTGTAATAACTTCGTCCTGAATCAACTGGTAGATTTCTCCAGCTGCTTTAGAGATTTTTGCTTTAATTCGAAGTCCTTGATCAGTAACTTCATGTTCAATCATTCTACCAACAGGACGTGAATGGTCATGGAAAGCTAGAATAACAGGGTTCTTTAAATAATTAGTTAGTGCATTTTTGGTTTCCCAAGCTGATCTGACAATTACATCGCCTGCGCGATCTTTATCAGTAGTATTGGCATAACCTTCGATAATTAAATCATCAGAGTCATCCGAAGATTTAGTCACTGAGCTAATTGAGGAATTAAGACTAACTATTTTATTACTTTTTAGTTTCATTCTTAGTGACTCCTCTATCAACTTTAGTCTTGCCAGGCGCTAATTTTATTTTAGCTGAAACCTTTAATTCTTTATCTTGTGACTTTAGTAAGCCTATCATAGTTTCGTAAGACTTAAACTCTTTACGGATTTGCTGTCTAGAGTACGGTGCTGTTATATGTGCACAGTATTCATGGCATTCCATATCGAGGTTTTTATCTTTGAAAAACTCGGCTAAGTCATCTAACATAGTATCTGACATTAAGCGTCCTCGCTTGGTTTGGACGGCGCACCGCCTTCTTCTCCAGAGACCCCCGTAGCGGACCCTGCAACATTGTTTGGTATTCTAATATAATCCAGTAAAGATGCACTAGGACCTTCAGTTATAGAGTCCAGTCTTAAGGCATCTCTAGCTTCACTTCCTAGCATTATACCATTATTTACTAAGCCAGTATAATACGAAGCTTCGTCACGCAGATCTGGTCTGAGAGCTCTAACTTCAGAAACGTCTTCTTTCATATCATAAGCAAAGAACGCTTCAAACGCAGATAAAAACATCTTAATTGCGGGTATTACAGTGGTTTGGTAAAATAACTTTAAGTTAGGAGATATATTAGCGTTATTTCCTGAGTTTAATAAAACAGGGGGTACTCCTAAAGCTTTCAGTATTCTTTCTTCATGAGACGTTACCCCGTCCTTGAAGTCCAAATCTTTTAAGTTACCGGGGTTGATAGAGTCCAGTTCTAAACCACCATCTAGAACTACAGGTCTTCGACCTCCAGTCTTGGGGTTGTACTTGGCTCTCCATTCGGCAACCATTCTATCTTTAATTCTTTGACTTAAAACATCTTTAGTCTTTAGTACTAAACCTGGTACTGCACCATTCTCAAAGAAGTTTTCTTGGTAGCCAAGCATTGCATCTAGTATAGAGATGCTCTGAGTGGCTGATTTAAGCCTAGAGTCGCCTCTATAAATAGAGTCTGCCGAGTTATCTTTAATATGAATTATTTCATCATGTCTAAAAGGTGTCTTACCATCGTATATGTAACCTGATATAAAAGTTTTAGGATCAGATTTAATTTCCATACGTACTGCTGGTAAGTTAAATAAGTGCTCGCCGTCAAAATATATAAAACAGTTACCTTCTACAAATAAATCCATATAACATTTTCTTCTGAAAGAGTTTATGTCTTCATACGGGTTAGGTCTGTTGTTTAGTAATACTTTTATCCTTCCTGGCTGAATTTTTGCTGCTGAAGTAAATGGCAACTTAGCCTTTACATCAAAATTTACATCTGCTGCACTGTTAACTAAAAGATCCACCCCACGCCTAACTACTTCTATATTGTTGTACGCGTTGTTAAACGTTATACCACGTTTAGTGGAAGTTACTGAGTCTCCTTCCGCTTGAGCTATTAAGCTCTGGGCCGGGTTGTATTTCTCTTCTAGTTCTAAGGCAGCTTTATCTCCTGAGGCGCCACTGGAACCCCAAAGACTAAATAGGTTCATCTATTTCTCCTAGACTGAATGTTTAATTCTCTGTTTTTCCACCCACCTAGACTGTTTTGGGGCGGTTAAAAGTGCTGGACTTTTACCGTAGACTCTGTGAAGTGCTGCGTGGTGCTTGCTACAAAGTGTAACACAACCATTTACTAACTCTTCCCAGTGTTCTTCGATAAACCTGTCTCTTACTTCTATAATATCGTCAACACTAGTAACCTGTAACCCATTCTTATAAGTCCATAAGTGGTACATTTCAGCAACCGAGTGAAAGTGATGAAATTCTAGCGGCTCAGTTGTAGAGCAAATGCGACATTCTGAGTCTTTCTTGTAGTTTGATTTTACACGATCTCTAATATACTTAACAGGATCACGTTTTAACTCGGACATTTGGTTTTTCCTTGCTCTAACCTAGTTAGTACCCTGATTATGGCTAAAAACTCTCGATTAATTTTAACAATTATACCGTATACAGATAAAAATGTCAACCATTTGTTTTACTTCCACCTTCGACTGGTGCACCCATAGTGTTTGCATCTCAACAAATTTTATTGTACATAAGTATACAATGCATAGCGCAATGCATCAGCCATGTGACTGGCCTCATTATGTACTGGCTTCTCTCTTATGAGAGTGCTTCTGTGGTCCCATTGATACTGGTCTAGAGCAAATAATAAGTGAGTACAATCTGGGTCAACAATTAACTTGTCGTTCTCTATAATCCCAGCTACGTGAGCTATACCATCCAATACGGACTTCTTAGCATTTATAGTAGATATGTCGTGCTCCATAGCCCAGTCATGTCTAGTCTGCGCAGCGGCCGCGTCTATAAATATCATATCTATATCGTAGCGCACTTCCATAGCTTTAACTATCTCCGCCTGTCTAGAAGTGGTTTGCTCTGCATCTAGGTAGTCTTTTAGTGCGTAATAAAGTTCTGTATCGGGGTCATAAGCTATAACTACGAATGCTGTAGGGTCTTTAAAACCTACGTCAATTCCTGCTATAACATCCATCTGTCTTGTATCTAGCTCAGATAGGTCACGTATACACTTCTCAGCATCAAAGTCCCAGATTCTTCCCTGAAAACTTGTGAAGTCAGCCATGTATTCTTGTCTAAATTCAGCACTGGACATAGAGCCTTTAGCCTGCAGAATATCTTTCTCAGTCGCTCTTGGATTCTCGCGCCAATCGGAGTGTATAGATACCCAATCACTAAAATTAGGATCTTGTGAAAAGCCTCGTTGGTAAAATTCATGGAAGTAGTTATGTATACCACGAGGTGTTGATATAAATATAGCTTTTGAATTTACTTTATCTAGTGTAGGTCTTAGTTGGATATTGAAAGCATCCCTACCTTCGTCTGATAGTGCTGCTTCGTCAAATAGTATTAAATCGTATGATCTACCTACGACTGAGTCTGCCTGAGTAACCGAACCCATTCTTATGGAACTCTCGTTACTAAGTACTATTACCTTGTCCTTTTGGTTGTTTTTGGTAACTTCTAGATCGAATTTATTTATTAGCTGTCGTTGTAACTCCCACGATATAACTGTTAAGGAGTAGTTAGGCGACATAAGAAGTATATTGCACCCTGGGACTAGAGAGACTAACTGGGCTAGTATATTTGCTATGTATGTTTTTCCTGTTCGTCTAGACAGACAAGCAGTAACAAAACGATACTTTGGATTATTGATGGCGTTAATAAGTGCCATCTGTGGTGCAATAGGCTCAATTCCCAGTAGGTCCAAGTATGGACCTACTGGAAGTTTAAGAAACCTATCTTCTACAGGAAATTCCTGTAGAAAAGTTGACTCAACGTCAGGTCTGCTTATATTTAGCATAGTTTCTTCTTATTGGTTAGGTGCTGTCTGCAATTCATGCCCATGTGCTAGGGCTAGAAAACTGGCATTTCCCGTAGTTAAGTCATCTTGTACGACTAATTGTATCTCTTCGTTAAAGTTACCATTAACTCTTAAAACCACACCTCTATTATCTTGTC